CTTTCTTTTTTCTCCTTTTATTTCAGAGTGATAGGTGGTGAATAATGGGTGAAGGGTGAACATTCGATTCTTCACCTACGGCATTCTGCCGGTGTGACTTGTACAGGGGATTAATCCTCCGCACTGAAATCACACAGGGCGAAAAAAGTTTTTTTTGATTTGATTGTTCACACTGTTCACCTTTCGTTTTTCTCTTTTAATTTCAGTGTGATAACGGGTGAATACACGGTGAAGGATGAACAGTGGATTGTTCACCTGCGGGGAATTCAGGGATAAAAAAAAGACCGGCAGATGCCGGTCAGATGAGTCATGATGGTCAGGTTGTCGCAGGGTCGTCACATTTTGGCAGCCAGTCGCCGTAGCTTTCCTCTTTCAGTGTCAGGTTGGTCTGTATCCCCTGTTTGGTATGGCGCTTCTCGTAATTCAGTCCGTATTCCTTCAGCATCACCGGTAGCCCCAGCCCGAACATTTTCAGACTGAGTACATTCCGGTAGCCGTTTGCCTCCATGTAGGCCAGACAGGCGTGATAGAGGTATTTACGGTAATTACGCGGGATGATACTGGCGTTCCCCATATACATGCCGCTGGTCTGCGGCAGGGTTTCCAGATAGCCGATAAAATCAAACGTCGGGTCGGCATCCCGTTTGATGTTCAGCGCCTCGTCTGAGTTCTGCTGGGACTGAAGCAGTGACCGGGCGAGCATCGGGTCGCTGAACTTCTGCATCAGGTGACGCACGATGACCGCCAGCTCGCGGGTGATTTTGTCCTTAAGCTGCGGGTCGCGCTCCTGCGGGGCTATCTGTTCCGGGAAGTGAATAATCACCCGCCGGCGTGACACGCCGCCGCTGCGGTCGGTGAAGCGCATCGGGTTATTGTTCACGGCCAGAATCACCGCCGGGATATGCGTGGAGTACGCATCCCGGTATTTCGGGTCAACGGACACCGCATCGCCGCCGGTGATGGCCTTGAGTCCGGCACCGTCGCCGCTCCATTTTTCCTGGTCCGGCAGGCGTATCAGTGAGAAGCCAGTTAACGCGGCACGTTCACGCGGGGATTCCAGCGTCTCAATGGTGGCCGACGTGGCGTTATCCTCCCCGGCCAGCAGGGTGGCGATTTCGGCCATGATACTTTTGCCGCTGCCGCCGGGACCGGTCACCTCCAGAAAGAGCTGCCAGTCGTAGCGGTTTGCCAGCACCATAAACAGTGCGGCCAGAATCACGTCGCGTTTTTCCGCACGGCCACCGGCGGCACGGTCAAGCCAGCGCCAGAACGCGGGGGCGTGGGTCTCCAGCGTTTCACCGTCCACCGGCGGGGTGAAATCCACATCGCACAGGGTGCGCATCCAGTGTGACGGACTGTGCGGGTGGAACGTGCCGTTCTGCGTGTCGAGCACGCCGTTACGAAAGCCAATCAGGCGGCGGGAGGGGGCTTCCTGCTGCGGAATAATCAGCTTCAGGGTGTCCACCACGGAGGCCACCTTCCCGGAGGAGAACGGCGCGCGCAGACGCTGAAACAGCCCGGCCACATCCCGGGCAAAGTCCTGTGGCGGCAGCACCTTCCAGACACCATTTTCATAGCGGGACAGAAGCTGGCCGTTGGCATCGACCGCGAGCGCCTCGCCGTAATGCTCATAGATACGCATGGCCTTTTCGCTGGTACTCATGGCGGAAAACTCCGCTTCGCTCATGGTGTCGAACGGGCTTTCAGCCGGTGGCCGGATGGCATCATAAATGGCCTTACGGGTGGCCTCCCCGCCGTACTGCGTGAAGGCATCATTCCAGTCACCGAAGACCGGCGGCAGGGCAACAACACCCTCACACGCATCTGCGGCTGCGGCGGCTTTTGTCTGGCCGTCACCGCTGAGGTCACGGTCTGCGGCAAGGACAATCTGACAGGCCGGATACTTCTGCCGGGCAAGGCTGGCCAGAGAAAGGAGGTTCACGGAAGAAAGCGCCACCATCACCGTTTCACCGGTCAGGTGATGCACGGTAAGTGCGGTCGCGTATCCCTCCGCTATCCACAGACGTTTTCCGGCCTGATTCTGTCCTTCAAAGATGTGACAGGTGCCCCTGACCTGCCCGCCTTTCAGAGTGCGCTTACGGCCGTCAGCACTGATTAACTGAAGGTTAACCAGTTCGCCACTGTCGTCATACAGTGGCACCACAAGGTCACCGGCGCGCCAGCTCACGCCACCGGCTCTGTGTGTGCCGGTCAGCATCCGGCATTCCCGGTCGGGAAAGCCCTTGCGGGTCAGGTAGGCGTTACCGGTTCCGGGACGGGTTTTTGCCATCAGGGTTTGTGCCAGTGCGGCGGCGTTCTTCCGGGCAGCGTCTGTTTCAGCGCCGGCGGCGGCCGTCACTGCCGGGTCAGCCGGGGGCAGGCTGCCGGTCACGGCAGCCACCTTTGCGGCCGCGTCGGACGGGGAGACACCAAACACCTTTTCAACCAGTTTCAGGCCGTCACCGGCACCACACTGATTGCAGTACCAGGTGCCGCGCCCCTCCCTGTCATCAAAACGGAAGCGGTCACTCCCGCCACAGACCGGACAGGGCTGATGACGGTTTTTCAGCACCTGAATCCCCAGCGCCGGGAGAATACGCGGCCAGTGGCCGAGCGCATGGCTGACGGTGGCGGTTACGTTCATTTTCATGGTGTTGTTCTCCTTCAGTGCAGTACCGGCGCTTTTATGTGACGGGCACAGAGTTCATCCATCACAACCAGCCCGAGAAAGGACAGCGACGGCGCGGCCTTCAGGGGGCCGGATTCCATTAAATCTTCCAGCAGGGCACAGGCTATCTGACGCCCTTTTTCCTCACCGTGCTGGCGCAGATAAAAGCCTTCCAGCTCAGCGGCGATGGCCGCCTCCAGTGACTCAAGGGTGAGATGCGGGTAGCGGTGCTGACGTTCGCACACGGTCAGCCAGGCACAGGCGACAGCGCGACGGTAAAGGGCAGCGCGTAAGACGGGCGGTAAGGGTGTTTTCATTTGCTTTTCTCCCTGTGACAGATGACTGCATTCCGTGCCGGTTGCATTAACTGATAAGGCATATCTGCGTCTCCTGAAGACGTGCGTATCCCTGCGCGAATACGCACATTTAATTTTTCGGGGGTCGTTTTTTAATTACAGATAATTGCGGTAACTGTTATCCGGGGTGGTTTCCGGGTCAGGCTCCGTGCGGGGAATTTCCCGCCATTCCCGCGCCACCGGTGCCGCCCGGCTGACCGGAACAGGGGCCTGCGGGTAAATATCCAGATATTTCTCCCGCCATTTCTGTAATTCCGGGTCTCCGGCCATTTCTTTCAGTACCGCATGCCTGTTTACGGGGCTGCGTTTAAACAGGTCAGGACGGTCACAGGTAAATTCCCGCAGAAAACGCCCCAGCGGGATGTCTGTGGTGCGCCCGTCAGCGAGGATACGCACAAGGATACTGAATTTACGGCGGTACGGGTTCCAGACAATGTCCGGGCAGCGGTACGGCATTTCCCACGGAATACCGTCTTCCAGAATGCCGACCACGGCCACATCGGGAAAACCGGCAGAACGGTAAATCTCACCGGGCTGGGGAAAATCAAACATGCGTCCTGTCTCCCCGGTCTTTCTGCTGGGCGAGAAAATCGCGGCACAGGCCTTTGGCTTTCAGCTCATTCAGCACAAAATCAATATCTTCATTCAGGTAGCTGAAAATATGCGGAATGTAGAGCTGATGCAGGCCGGAGAGTTCACGGTGAATCAAATCACCCCCAACAAACCGGGATACGGCGCTGGCGCGGTTGAGCTTATGGTAAGCCTCAATGCTGAGGTGTTCACGGGCGTCATGACGCGCTGAGACGGTCTGAGGGGCTTTTTTATTACGCACGGGACACCTCCACCACCGGCAGACGGGCAGCAAGGGAGAGCACATAGTCACGGACAAGGGAACGGCGGGCGCTGCGTTCATCACCGGCGACGGTGCGAAGCATACAGATACGGGGATGACGGTCTGCGCGACGGACAGCCGCAAACACAAAGACAAATTCAGGGTGTGAGGGGGTAAGGGTTGTAGCCATGATGGCAGCCTCCTTGAAGTAACAGTTACAGCTACCACTAGAGTTCCTACGCTCATGGGTGGTAGCCCGGACGGGGGTAGGAATACCGGCCTTCAAGGAAACCGGCCAGCCCGAAGGCTGCCCCGCCCGGACCACCATTATCTGACAGAGGCTACGGTTTAAAAACCACAGCCAGAAAAACAGGTGTGCCGAAGCAACGACGTAAAAAAAGACGCATGGCGCGTCATATGTCGCCTTGAAGTAACTCGGGTTCCTACGCCCGGCTGCCGATTTTGCGGCAGCGGAAAAACTATATCCGCAAATGCCGGAAAAAGGCAAGCCAGAAAAAGGGAGTTTTTGCAGAGCGGGCATCATCATGCGTCGTACCCCCGTTTGCGTCCGGCAATGCGTCCGGCCATCCATGCGGTGACTTCAGAGTGCAGCCAGGCCACATTTTTACCGCCAAGACTCACCTGCGGCGGAAATTCCCCCTTACGGATGAGTTCGTAGATGGTCGAGCGTGACAGGCCGCACAGGTGCATCACTTCCGGAAGACGTAAAAAACGCTCCTGTGTGATGTCCGGCAGCGGCATCAGTGGCGTCACAGGGGCGGGAGAAGGGGAAGAAAAAACAGCTTGCATCGGGCTACCTCGTTAATGTCCATACAGCACCGGATAAGTCCGTCCGGCTTCGGGTAGCGCTTTATTTTGTGAATATTTTCAGCAGACGCAACAGGGGGGATTTGTTCCGGCAGCCTTACAATGCTTGTGTATTTTTTGTTCATCTCCACTTAAAGTCATTTAAAGCCACTTAAAGCAATTCGTAATTTTTATAGTGAAATACAAATCGTTTTTTCTTATTCATTCCCGGCGAATTAATAAAAACAAACAGTAATAAACAGCACAAAAAGCCCATCAACGGGTGAACAGTGGTGAACAGACGGTGAACAGCCATTACTGCAATTGTTCACCCTTTAACTTACTGTATTACCTATCTTTTTTCTTATGGTGAACAGAGGTGAACAGTAAAATATAAAAAAACAAACAGTAAGCCGGTTTTTCCTGCGACCTTTTCCTGGCTTGCCGGTCTGAGGATGAGTCTCCTGTGTCAGGGCTGGCACATCTGCAATGCGTCGTGTTGTTGTCCGGTGTACGTCACAATTTTCTCAACCTGAAGTGACGAGGAGCCGGAAAATGTCTGACAACACCATCCCTGAATATCTGCAACCCGCACTGGCACAACTGGAAAAGGCCAGAGCCGCCCACCTTGAGAACGCCCGCCTGATGGATGAGACCGTCACGGCCATTGAACGGGCAGAGCAGGAAAAAAATGCGCTGACGACTGGCGCACGGCCTTTCGTGCAGCCAGTGGTGTCCTGAGCGACGAGCTGAAACAGCGCCACATTGAGCGCGTGGCACGCCGGGAGCTGGTACAGGAATATGACAATCTGGCCGTGGTGCTGAATTTTGAACGCGAACGCCTGAAAGGGGCGTGTGACAGCACGGCCACCGCCTACCGGAAGGCACATCATCACCTTCTGAGTCTGTATGCAGAGCATGAGCTGGAACACGCCCTGAATGAAACCTGTGAGGCGCTTGTCCGGGCAATGCATCTGAGCATTCTGGTACAGAAAAATCCGCTCGCCAACACCACCGGGCATCAGGGCTACGTCGCACCCGATAAAGTTGTCATGCAGCAGGTGAAATCATCACTGGAACAGAAAATAAAACAGATGCAAATCAGCCTCACCGGCGAGCCGGTTCTCCGGCTGACCGGACTGTCAGCGGCAACGCTCCCGCACATGGATTATGAGGTGGCAGGCACACCGGCACAGCGCAAGGTGTGGCAGGACAAAATAGACCAGCAGGGAGCAGAGCTTAAGGCCAGAGGACTGCTGTCATGATTTACTGCCCGTCGTGTGGACATGTTGCTCACACCCGTCGCGCACATTTCATGGACGATGGCACCAAGATAATGATTGCACAGTGCCGGAATATTTATTGCTCTGCGACATTTGAAGCGAGTGAAAGCTTTTTCTCTGACTGTAAAGATTCAGGAATGGAATACATTTCAGGCAAACAGAGATACCGCGATTCACTGACTTCTGCCTCCGGCAGTATGAAACGCCCGAAAAGAATGCTTGTTACCGGATATTGTTGTCGGAGATGTAAAGGCCTTGCACTGTCAAGAACATCGCGGCGTCTGTCTCAGGAAGTCACTGAACGTTTTTATGTGTGCACGGATCCGGGCTGTGGTCTGGTGTTTAAAACGCTTCAGACCATCAACCGCTTCATTGTCCGCCCGGTCACGCCGGACGAACTGGCAGAAAGCCTGCATGAAAAACAGGAACTGCCGCCAGTACGGTTAAAAACACAATCATATTCGCTGCGTCTGGAATGAGGGCTGCCGGTTAACCCCGGCCGTCGCCGCACACCGTATTTTTATTCTTCAGCATGATGAGAAAGAGATAACGATGGAAAGCACAGCCTTACAGCAGGCCTTTGACACGTGTCAGAATAACAAAGCAGCATGGCTGCAACGCAAAAATGAGCTGGCTGCGGCCGAACAGGAATATCTGCGGCTTCTGTCAGGAGAAGGCAGAAACGTCAGTCGCCTTGACGAATTACGCAATATTATCGAAGTCAGAAAATGGCAGGTGAATCAGGCCGCCGGTCGTTATATTCGTTCGCATGAAGCCGTTCAGCACATCAGCATCCGCGACCGGCTGAATGATTTTATGCAGCAGCACGGCACAGCACTGGCGGCGGCACTGGCACCGGAGCTGATGGGCTACAGTGAGCTGACGGCCATTGCCCGAAACTGTGCCATACAGCGTGCCACAGATGCCCTGCGTGAAGCCCTCCTGTCCTGGCTTGCGAAGGGTGAAAAAATTAATTATTCCGCACAGGATAGCGACATTTTAACGACCATCGGATTCAGGCCTGACGCGGCTTCGGTGGATGACAGCCGTGAAAAATTCACCCCTGCGCAGAACATGATTTTTTCGCGTAAAAGTGCGCAACTGGCATCACGTCAGTCTGTGTAAAATTCCCCGAAAATCCGCCTGTTTTTACTGAAAAAAGCCATGTATCGATAAGGTGCATGGCTTTGCATGCGTTTCCCTGCCTCATTTTCTGCAGACCGCGCCATTCCCGGCGCGGTCTGAGCGTGTCAGTGCAACTGCATTAAAACCGCCCCGCAAAGCGGGCGGGCGAGGCGGGGAGAGCATTGCGCGCAGGTAAAAAAATCATTTATTTTGTAATGCCGCATCAAATCTGGTCTTGAGATCTTGGAATGGGATAACGAGTTTATCGATATAATCTTTATTATTATTTTGTAGAATTGCTTCAACAAAATCATTTAGAGGTGCATAGTTTTCTAATACTTTAGAATCGATAAAATCTTTATAGGACATACATTCAGCACCAATGCTAAGGCTTTCACCTATATACTTTTGTTCAAGAGATCTAATACAAGGAAAACCAATATCGTTCTCTCGTAGGGCTATAGAAATATTTTTGATTAATTCAGTTATTAACATTTCATCATTAGTTGGTGAAAATACAGATGAATCTCTATTTTTCCTGAATTGATGTACCCAGCAAAAATATTGGCATAGATAGAATCTTGTACTATCAATATAATATTGATCCGACGATAGGTCATTGTGATCTTTAATATAACATAGCCTTCCTAAAAAACCATTTGCAGCACTAAGTAATGTTAACCCCCAACGTCCGATTTCAAGATCTCTTGCTTTTTTAAAATTATAAGCACGTTCATCCTCTTTAATTCTCTGTTCACTTTCATATTTCAACTTATTTTTAAATGATTCTAACTCTCTTTTATCAATATGTTGTAAAAAAGCCTTACAAACAAATCCAATAATTGCAAATGAAATGCTTGATGACAAAATACCTTCCCAAAAGCTACTCATTTCTCACCTCGCTCTAATAGAGCATTATAGTCAAACCCTGGAGGATTGTGTTTAATAGTATCGGAGTTAATTCTGAATGAACGATATTGAGCCTCTCTCAATGCATATATATTTAAAGTAGTAGTTAGGATGCAATGGTTTTCCCCACCTTTTACATATATCTTATTTGAAATAGTGCTACTGGTCGGTTGTAGAACACAAGAACCGCCATAATGCGAAGTATTTGATTGAGCCACATAACAATGTAAATCCCGTGTCGCTGACTCAGTGATATGTTGATAATAATTTATATCTTGATTCCATACGCAAGCAAATAAAATATCCAACTGCGAACGAAATAATGCTCTATGCTCGATATTAGCCAGTTCAAAACAGTTGTATGTAGAAAATGATACGTTTTTCCACTTAATCAAATGATACCGTTGTTTACTAGGTTTAGGAGAGGATATTTTTAACCTTAAAGAATTCAGCATCGTAATCTCACTAGGTGCGTAATGATTTTTCACTCGAAAAACTAACATACTGGATTTGTGTTTAAAGTTTGAAGTATAAGGCAGCATTTCAACCAAAATATTATATGCGCGTTCGTTAATAACCCAATGCTCTAATCCGAAAATCAAAGATATTTGTTTTCTCCTTGAATGTGCTGCCATAAAAGGTAACCACGACACAGGAATTGATAACTCAGGGAGTAGTAATATCTGCACATTTTCTTCAGTTGCCGAGTTGAGAATACGATAAAGGTTTCTTTGTCGTTCATAACTTAAATTTGGAGACTGATCTTTTCTGCAAGCACTTTCAATATTACGACGTTCAACTCTCATATTTGCCAACGCAACTTTTATTGTGTCATTACCACTTCTATCATCAATTCCTACCTTTATTTCAAGAGCTTTATTATCTTTTATCTTAGTAACAGAGCAATTTTTTAAGTGATGCTTATTTTCATGCGTAAACTTATGTAGTTTTCTTGTATGAAGAGCATCAATCAAATCGAAAAGCTGCTTTTCATCAGCATGAATATATCTAGGGGTTTTATTTAATTTATCATTATCAAGTGGAATACCATGCATCTTACTGTATAAATTCTCCTCAGTAAGATCTCCTTTATATTTAGTATAGTTAGCTAAAGGCCAAGACACTAGATTATGACGAATCAAATTACTGCTTCTAAATCTTTCAATTAGAACAGACATTCCATCGGACTGTTTAATTAAAGATTTCAAACCTTCCAAAGCTCTATTTTGTGGCTCTTTATCACCTAAAATGACATTTAAATCTAACAAAGCCAAATTCAAACAAAGAGAAATATCAATGTATTTCTGCATTCCATTTTTAAGTTTTGGAGATATAACACTATCACCTTCCTTCCACTTCATTTTATTAATTGATTCTTTAATTTGTTTGTAAAAGGCGATTGAAAATCCATATTTTCTTGTAATTAATGTATACGATAGAACTTTCTCCCATAACCGACTGAACCTTAGAGAATTTTCACCTTTAAAAAACAGCGTTATTTGCTTTAAGGTATTCTCATTCGATGGAAGATTGCAAAGCCTATGAGCTAAGATATGTGATGATATATATTTTGATAATTCAGTTTCATTCTCTGCCAAACCTACAATACTTCTAAATTTATTTGCCGAACCATCAAGTAATATATCATAAGCAAATTTATCGAGATCGCTAGATATATGTTCTTCCGGTAAAAAACGAAATGCACTGCTTCTGTTCTCAATTTCTTGTTTGAAGACTTGTAAACCAGCCAAACTATGATCTTTATTGAAATAATGAAAAATCAATTTATCCTTTTGAATTGGTAATTCATGATAACTCTCGGTCAACGTAAAGCCTTTCTCATCATTCGCTGCCTGTTTGATGAATCCATTAAGGGTTCGCTCTATGAATTTTATTACTTCTTCACCTTTATCTTCTTTTTTAATGTCCGGAGATGAAAAAACTAAAAGAATATCATCCACATAGCGACCGTAGTACGATGGATTAATTTTTGATTTAATATCTTTATCAAAACCCATTAAATACCAATTAGATAATATGGCAGAAGAAGTAAATCCAATTGGAATGCCTTTTGATGAAGGAGTTGAATGTGTCACACCAATATATGGAGATATTTTCTCTCTGTATTTTTGATGCATCAACCTCAATTTACTATTCAACAACATAGAAAGAGCTTTAATTTCTTCTAATTGTTCTTCGTCAATAATTCTATCAATGGCATCAAAATCTATATCTATATTATAATAAAAACCCTTAAGATCCAGAGAAAGAATTGCAACATCATTTCGCTCTTTTTCTATAACTTCTATCGCTTTATCGATACCACCATCTCGCCATTTATTATAATTATCAATGTATCTTTCAAAGATATTTTTTGAGGAGTTTTTTGGCGCATCGAAACTATTCTTAGAATATTTTTTTATTACTTTTGATATTCTATTTCCATAAACCGAATCAGAAAACTTGTCATCTAGCATTGAACCAACAAAGATAGACCAGAGTGTTTCTATTAAATATATTTCAATAGGAGCAACGATCAAATAATTTACAGCACCTACTTTGTATTCATCTGATGTCTTATTATTACTTAAAAAAAGAGCTCCGCTCGTTTGCTCAATATCCAAATGGCTATCAATTTTTTTTGGTAATAATTCAACATCAATTTTATTTAGCCACTCATTAAAGTTAATGTCATTATTATTTTCAAAAAAATCAACCACTTTTTCTATTTTTTCGTCATAGAGAGAATCTTCAAATTGAGCGATTTCTTCCTTTAGGAAAAAATTTAAGTTTTCGTAGTAAGCATATGACTTAAGACAATTATATGCACTAACAACTATATCTTTTGTAATCATAACGCATCATTCCGTGTATAAGTCTGTTATAGATGAAAGTAAAACTGAAATTGATTAATACCTAACAAAAACATACAGAAAAAATCAATTATTAATATTTTTTTGCAAAATCAAATGGTGTTACGAAAGTCTCACGATTTGCTGATAGGAAATCCGCCCACCATTGCATCATCAATCGACGTTCGTCCAAATGCTCTGAAGTATGGATATAAGCTGCACGAACATTATTGCGCTCCGAGTGGCTTAACTGACGTTCTATCGCATCATCACTCCAAAGCCCCGACTCCCCCAAAGCACCACGCGCCATTGTTCTAAAACCATGCCCACATACTTCCGTTTGTGTGTCGTAGCCCATAGTCCTGAGCGCATTATTAACTGTGTTTTCGCTCATAACTTTATTGGGATCATGATCACCGGGAAACAGTCTAGGATTATCTCCACTAAGCTTCTTCAACTCATCCAGCAAAGCTAGAGCCTGAGTGCTCAATGGAACAATATGTTCCTCTTTCATCTTCATCCCACGATAGGAGTAACGCACACCTTCGATTTCTTCACGCCGCGCCGGTATCCGCCAGCAGGCGTTATCAAAATCAAACTCATCCCATCGGGCAAATCGCATCTCACTAGAGCGAACGAAGGTAAGTAGAGATAACTCGACTGCAATACGCGTCATTTTGCGGCCACGATATGCCGCAAGGCGTGCCAGAAACTCAGGGAAACGGCTGGAAGGTAGAGCTGGATAGTGTCGTGCTTTAGTTGTCGATAACGCACCAGCCATATCGCTAGCCGGGTTCGAGTCGATATAATCGTTCTGTACGGCATACCGCATAATGGCCGTGACGCGCTGTTGCAGGCGCTGAGCGACGTCGTGTTTACCACTGACATCAACTTTTTTAATCGGGGCTAATAGGTGGCTAGTTTTGAGCTGGCGAATGTCGGACGAACCGATATGAGGGAAGATATAAAGCTCAAGATAGCGAAGAACACGCGATCGATGGTCTTCACTCCAGCGCTTGTTACTGGCATGCCATTCGCGAGCAATGGTTTCGAAGGTATATGCCCCCGAATTCTCGGCCTGAGCTTCTTTCTGTTCGGCTTTTGGGTCAATGCCCTGCACTAACAGCTTTTTAGCTTCGTCGCGCTTTGCTCTTGCCTGAGCAAGCGTCACTGTAGGCCAAACACCAAAAGCGAGGCGATCCTCTTTTTTGTCAGAGGGGCGTCGGTATTTCATGCGCCAGTATTTAGAACCCTTGGCCGAAACCTCGAGATACAAACCGCCGCCATCGGCCATTTTGTATGTTTTGTCTTTTGGCTTTGCGGTCTCGACCTGTCTGGCGTTGAGCTTCAT